CCCCAAACCTCACCCTGACGGGCAGTTGGGTGGGGTGGAAGTTGGAGCAGCGGCTCGACAAGAAGCTCGGCGAGTTTAAGACGACAAAGGTTCCGAAAAATGCGGCCAGTCCGCGCCAAAACGCGAAGTCGAACGACCCCAAAACATGGGCCTCGTTCGAGGCTGCTTGTGCTGCGTGGGAAAACGGACGCGGCAGTTACGCCATCGACGGGGTCGGGGTGGTGTTGGTCGAGGATTGGATCGGATACGATCTCGATGTAAAGGACGTGAAGGATCGCGAGGGGATCGCGGGGGAGATCCTCTTTGAGGCTGGACGGTGCCAGTGCTATGTGGAAATCAGTCCAAGCGGAAAGGGCTATCGCATCTTCACGCGAGGGGTGCTTCCTCGCGCTGGCAAGGGGACGACCCACAGCTGGATCGAGGCGTATGATCACACGTCGCCGAGGTTTTTGACCGTGACCGGCAACCGCATCTACAAACGCGAGGGCGATATCGAACCCGAGCAAGGGTTTGTCGATTGGATGCACCAGCGGTATTTTGCAAAGCCCGACGCCCCCAAGAAAGCAGCGCCAAAAAAGTCCAGCCTCCCCGCGTCGATATCCGATCAGGAGTTGATCGAGAAGATCAGATCAAGCGCGGCTGGTTCGGAGTTTGCGCGGCTGTTCGGAGGCGACGGGGGATCAGACCACAGTGCGGCTGACCTCGCGTTGTGCAACCTGCTCGCGTGGTGGACAAATCGTGATGCCGCGCAGATGGATCGCATATTCCGCTCGTCTGGTCTAATGCGCGACAAGTGGGACAAGCGACATCATGCGGACGGACGGACATACGGGGAGGGAACCATCGAGGCGGCGATATCCTCTTGCACTGGCGGCTACGATCCATCGTACCGAGACCCATCCTCCGCTCCGAAAACACGACCCTCGGCAGAGAAAAAAAACGACACTGCGGCAGAAAACGCGGAGGCTTCGCAAGAATGGAAGGCGCGGCTCCTTCTCAAGTTCGACAAAGAGGGACGGGCGATCGGCTACAAAAGCTGTGCGCTCAATGTCAGCCGCATCCTCGCAAACGACGACCGCTGGGCGGGGGTTTTGGCTTTCGACGAGTCCGCGACCTCGCCCACTTTTCAGACCCAACCACCGTTTCACGCAGATTACGCAGACCCGAACGACCGAACCTTTCCTCGAATGTTGATCGACGAGGACTATATCCGCGTCGGATATTGGCTACTCGAAGAGTACGGGATCAACCTTTCCACAGAAGGCATCGCGGGGGCCGTGTTGGTGGCCGCGCAGTTCCAGCGCGGCCATCCTGTCCGAGACTACCTCACATCCTTGCGGTGGGATGGGGTCGAGCGGATCGAAACGTGGCTCCGCACCTACCTCGGGGGCCGTTCCCTCGTCCACCAAGGCCCAGAATATGTCGATGCTGTGGGCAAGATGTGGCTGATCTCAGCGGTGGCGCGGGCCTTCAAAGCGGGATGCAAGGCCGATCATGTTCTCGTGCTGGAGGGCAACGAGGGGATCGGAAAATCCACGGCCCTCAAGATTTTGGGAGGCGCAGCATTTTCGGATACGCAGATCGATATCCAAAATAAGGACGCCTACCTCCACATTCGAGGCAAGTGGGTTGTGGAGCTGGCCGAGTTGGACAGTCTGATGCGGGCCGAGTCGTCCACCGCCAAGGCATTTTTCACCAGCGCAACAGATCGATACCGCGCACCGTATGGTCGCACGATGGTCGAGGTTCCGCGCGGTTGCGTTTTTGCGGGGTCGGTCAACCACAACGACTATATCCGCGATGCCTCGGGAGGTCGCCGCTATTGGCCGGTCGAGTGTGTTCAACTTGACCTCGAAACATTGACCCGGGATCGCGATCAACTTTGGGCGGAGGCCGTGGCGTGCTATCGGCGCGGAGATCGCTGGTGGCCCGAAGCGGCGCAAACCGAAGTGTTTCGCGCCGAGCAAGCGGCTCGCCAGATCGATGACCCTTGGGAGACTCTGATCGTGGATTGGATCGACGGCAAGGGGCAGGTGACCCCGAGCGAGATCATGTCCGAGTGCCTCAAGATCACCAGCGACAAACAAGATCGCCGAGCGCAAACTCGCATCGGGATCATTTTTCAGCGACTTGGGTGGGTGCGAAAACGAGATCGCAATTGTGCTGGACATCGAGGGCAGGTTGTTACATACTACCTCCCACCTCCCCCAAAAACACAGCAGACCGCTGTACAACCTCCAGAGGTTGATCAGAGGTTGGACAGGTTGAACGCCCGCACCACAAGCGGAGATGATCAACCTGATCAACCTGATCAACCTACTTCCTCGCGTGCGCGTGTGTGCGCGCGTGTAGCGGGTGACGCGCCGAGCGTCCACCCTGATTTTGATTTCTAAGATTTCACCACAGAGGTTGATCAGGTTGGACAGACCTACTCTCCCAAGGGTGTTCAACCTGTGATCAACCTTGTCCAACCTCCAGAGGTTGATCAGAGAGGGTTGTCATGGTTTTTGTGGTTGTGGACATCGAAGCGGCTGATATGGTTGACGATTGGTCGCAGCCGTGGCTTGCCGGGATGGGTTCGGCGGTCACCTACCATCCTCGCGACCTCTTCAAAGTGTGGGCGTCAGATGAGGTTGATCAGCTTGCAGCGTATCTAAATGAGGCAGATCTGATCGTCGGCTACGCGATCAACCACTACGATCTCCCCGTGATCGAAAAGCTGGCTGGCTGCGCGATCTCCCCTGCCCGCTATGATCTTTGCGGGTTCGTCGCAAGTGCGCTAAACAGGCGCGTACGGCTCGATGAAGTTCTCGGCGCGACCCTTGGCCTTGCGAAGACTGGAAACGGCGCGGATGCCCCCAAACTCTTTCGACAGGGGGCGCTCAAAGAGTTGAGTACCTTCTCTTTCGCCACGCTCGGGATGTTGGATATCTACTTGTTGAAGATCGCGGCAGGTTGATCGCTTGCCCTTGCCCCGATCCCAAGGCTGTCGCGACCTTTTGAGGAGGCATCATGTCAGAAAACCGCATCGCCTATCTGCGCGCACAGATCGTGGGTCTCGGTGATCTTGTAAAGTCGATGCCTGCGGGAAGTCCAGCGCGGTTGAAGTTGGAAGCCTACAAACGGGGAGCGGAAGAGGAGCTTGACATCCTGTTGAAAAAGCCCGAACCTACGAAGGTTGAACCGCTTCGCCAACCTGCTCGATCCGCTCTCGTTGAAGCTCTGTGCGCGCAGATACAGGCCGCTCGGCTCCCGAAACCACAAACGGAACTTCGGTTCCACCCGTCCCGAAAGTGGCGGCTGGATCTCGCTTGGCCTGACCTCTATGTGGGCGTCGAGGTTCACGGTGGGATCTGGACAGAGGGCCGACATACCCGAGGCGGTGGGTTCCAAGCGGATCGAGAGAAGATGAACGAGGCCGCTCTGCTGGGGTGGATCGTTTTGGAAGTGACAGACAAACACATCCGTTCGGGCGAAGCGCTCGCATGGATCGAGCGAGCATTGGAGGTTAGAGGATGAAGCGGTTCTACAAAAACTGGGCAGTTCACAACATTATCGCGCACCCGCTGATGCAGATCTGCGGATGGTTCGGGCTGTTTGATCTTGGTGTAGCCATCCACGACGCCACGATCCCCGAGGAAGAGCCATGACCGATCTCGACTTCCTCTTATGGTTCGTCGTGTTCGCGTGGGTGGTTTGCATCGTCGCGATCTGGCTGGTGTTGGAGGAAGAGGACGACGGTTTCTAATTTCTAAGCCATCGCAAAAAGATAAGACCCCGAAACCAAAGGGGATTACTTGCCTTGCTGATTAGAAAGGAGGGTTACAATGTCTTACGTTCGCCACAGACTTACGCTTGCAAACGTCAAGCGTATCCTGGTCACGTGCCTCAACGATCCTGAGTTCACGCGACTCCATGCCCTCGTGAAGCGCACGCAGTATGCCAGCGATCCTGAGCGTTTTTTGATCTGGGCGCTCGATGCCTCCGCGCACATCGTCGAAGTTTGGGCGGTCGGGTTGTACATCCTCTCGCACTTTGCCGACGCGGACGCGGATCTGCTTGCGCTGCTGGTTCGCACAGCCTCCTTTCCTCGCGGCACTCCGTCATGGCGGTTTGAGCGCGCAGCCTCCGTTATTTTGCGCTGGAAGGCGCACGAAGCCCGCTCTTGGAAGCAGCGCGGGATGGGGCCGATGATGACTCTCCGTCGCGCCCAAAAAGAGAAGATTATACGCGAGCAGTGGGCGGATCTCGAAAGGCGCATCAAACGCCTGCACGTTGCCGCCCTTGCTCGTCTTGGGGTCACTCCGTAGGCGGATCGTGGGTTGCTTTGTTCACCTTGCCTTTCAAGCTTCTCCCGTGCTTTCTATCCTTTTTCTGCTGCTATAAGGCATATACTTTTGCTCGCTGCCTCGTGCGTTTGTCCATCCTAAACAGAGAGATCGCCATGCACGCCTTTGCCCTACTTGTCCTCTTGTCGTTTTTGCTCGGATCCCTCGGCTTCATCCTTCGACACCATGCGGGCAAGAGTGTGTCGAACCTGCTGCGCCTCCGCAATGCTGTTGCTGCCCCTCTTCGCCTGCCTTCCGCCAAGTTTGTCCGCTTCTTTTACCGTGGCCCCTTGCTTGTTCAAGTCGCAGCATGAAGCCCCTTCGCTTGCCTCCTGGACTCGTTCGGATGGAAGTGTTGGCAGATCGAAAGATCCCCGCGCCTCCGATCTCCGACGAGCAACGAGCCACCGTGCATGGGTTGGTTGAACGCGCTGCTGCGGGTCACCCCGTCGCACTGCGCTTCGACGACCTCCGAAGCACCGAGATCTTCTTGCGCCACCTTATCCACAACACCCCGCGTCCACTTGCCTTTGTGTTCGGACGCACCGAGATCGTTGTGCGAGTAGAGCTTGAAGACCTCAATCCTCCACTCGTTCTCGGTGATCTGCACATGATCGCAATCACCGCCAAGCAGACAGGCATGGGGCGCGAAACCCTGCGTATTCGCAAACTTGGTGCGATGTCGCTGAGTACTCCATCACCACCCCAAGAACAAACCACCCATGTCTAAAGCGATCAACGAGACCGTCATCGCCGTCGCTCGCTCCCACTTCTCGTGCGGGAGCTTCGGCGTCATTACACTGGCCGAGGCGGTGGGCGTCCACTACACGACGATCTACAACTGGCTGCGCGCTGGAAACCTGGCCAAACAAAAGCCTGAGCGCCTGCGGACTCCCGAAGACGCGCTGTGCATCCAGTTGGCCGACCTGAAGGCTGACCCACCCGAAGCCTACACCGAGGCATGGAAGGCGATCCTCGAAAACCTCCGCTCCAAGACGCCCGACCTCAAACTTGCGCAATGGGTGATCGAGCAGTTCGAGGAAGCCAATCTTGCAAAGTTGGAGGTGTCCATTGCCTCCAAAGAAAAGCATGGCGAAGCGTCCAAGTAGCCGCGCAGCTTCGCTTGTTCGCCTACTTGCAACCACGCCCACCCTTGAAGAGCAACTGGGCGCCAAAGACAAGACGCCCTTTGTGTCGGTGTCTGAGTTTGCAACAAGCCCTGACTATTTCAACTTTCCCGACTTCTGGCCTTCAACCCTCGATGAGTTGGAAAAGGCCACGGCGCCAGGTGTTCGAGGCTACATCCTTGAAGCGGGCCAAGGCGGGGGGAAGTCGTTCTTTTCGTTCGTCCTTCTCGGCTACCTGCTCTATCGCATCGCCTACCGCGAAGTCGTGCTGGGTGAAGACGTTCGCGGCCCGCTCGATCTCGCGTCCAACACGGTGATCACGGTCGCGAACGTCGCCATCCGCGCCAAGACCGCGAAGGATATCATCTTTGAAAAGCTGCGCGTGGCCATTCAAAAAAGCCCGTGGTTTCGAGAATACCTGCCGCTCGACGAGAACGTGAAGAGCGAAGTCCGATTTCTCGGGCGCGACTACCTGATCTTTCCTGGCAACTCGGAGATCGACTCGGTTCTGGGGTTTGACCTGATCGCCGCGGTGGTCGACGAAGCCAATTTCTTCGAGGACACCAGCAGCAAGGGCGGCACGGACTACGTGGCGCGGATGTTTAAAGAGTTGTTCGGTCGGGTTACGAGCCGCTACGGAAAACTCGGATACGTGGGCGTGATCAGTAGCCGCAACACGATGGCGGATTTCACAGCCCGAAAGCGCATCGAGATCGAGCGCGACCCTGAGATGGCGCGGATCTTCTACTTGCCCCCCACGCGCACAAGCTGGTCGTATTGGCCAACCCGACGCGAAGAACGGCAGAAGTGGAAGGTCTTCGACGCCGAAGACCTGCGGTTTGTGGGCGACGCTATCGACGCCACACATCGCACCCCCACAGAAGATCCGATGCGGATCTGGGTGCCTGAAGAATTCTGGCCGGTGTTTACGACCGACCCCGAAGGATCGCTTCGCGATCACGCCTCGATTCCCGGGCAGGCGATTGATCCCTACATTCGTCGCGTTTCGGCCATTCGACCCGACTTCGAGATGCCCAACCCGATCCTCGACGGCGTAACCGCGAAGGATTGGGGAGATCCCCGCGTGGACTTCTCCAGCCTGGTCTCGGATGATTTCTACGGAGATCCCGAATACACCTACCACTTCCACGCAGACCTTGCGCTTGGAAAGGGCAGCGGAGATGCCGTCGGGTTCGCGTTTGCCTACAACGCAGGGACGGATCAAAGTCTTCTGGTGGAAGATCAGCGACGGCCCGAAAAGGCCATCCTGATCGAGATACCTTTTGCTATCGCCATCCGCGCGGCTTTGGGTGGAGAGATCGAGTTCGCGCACCTGCGGAAGTTGATCTACTGGCTCAAGGACGTTCGCGGCTTTCGATTCCGAAAATCGAGCTACGACGGGTGGCAAAGCATCGACTCGGTGCAGACCCTCAATCGAGCGGGATTTGACGTCGAAACCTTCAGCCTCGACCGCACACTTACAGGGTACGCCACCCTCAAAGAGGCCATCTACGAAGGCCGCGTGTTTTTCCCCGCAGCACGGGGTCAGACCAAGACAAGCAGCGCCCAAGACATCGCGATCCTCGCAGCCAAGGGTGACCCTTGGGCCATCCTACAAACGGAGCTTCGACAGTTGAACCTCGTGAACGGAAAGAAAGTGGACCACCCCATCAAAGGGAGCAAGGACGTTGCTGACGCCATAGCTGGCGCAGTGACGCAGGTCATGCATTTCTACGCAGCCCCCAACGTGGACAAACTCAAGTGAGCCTGTGGACGCGGATCAAAGCCGCATGGACGGGCGAGATTGTCACGAAAGACGACCTCTCCAAGGCGCTCAGCGCCCACGAAGAGGAGCGCCGACAAAAGCTCTTGCCCGCTCCAGCAGCGCGTACAGAAAGTTTGTACGCCAACCTCACCGATCCCGGTGGGCGAGGGCCACGCAAGCAACGCGGCTACAGCACCGAGTTTTTGCGTATGTGGGTGCGTCAATCGCCCTGGTTGTCTGCCGTTGTGGGCATCCGCAAGCGCGAGGTCGCGAGCGCAGAGTGGGACATCGTCCCCCATCTCGACGACGAGCAGCAAGAAATGGAGTGGTTGGAGAAGTTGGTTCATGGGGCGCATAAGTTTTCCGACATGGACTACAAACTCGACCTCTTCACCCCGATCTATCTCGATCCTGAGATGGTGCGGCACCTGATCCAAAGCACGCGCCCGCGCTCGATCACGACCGCAGAGACGGGTTATCGGTTTTCGTTGGCCATGCAAGAGCTTCGCGAGATCGCACGGCGGCATGCTGCGCCCGTGAAAAGTCTCCTCGAAAACCCTGACCCGATGTGGTCTTGGGCGGCCATCCGCGCAGCCATCGTCCCCGACGTGCTGACCATCGATGCGGGCTGCATCGAAAAGCGTCGCGTGCAGTACCCCATCGACCAGCGCTATGCAGGGCGAACGCTTCCAAGCGGAACCAACAAGATCATCGGCCTCTCGTGGGTCGATGGCGCAACGATCCGACCGTGTCTCGATGAATACGGCAGACCCCGCGATATCCTCGAACCTCCAGGCTTCGCCTATGAGCAGTGGATCCAAAACGACAAAGTTCCCGACGCGGAGTTTCGGCGCTGCGATCTGCTGCGGATCATGGAAAACCCCCAGACCGATATCACATGGCGCGGTTACGGATTTTCTCGCGTCGAGACGTTGGTGCTGACCTGTATGCTCGATGCGATGAGCGACAAGGCAGACATGGAGGAATACCAGCGCGAGTGGTATCACGGGATCATCAACGTCAAGGACAAGAGCTTCCGTCTCGAAGATGCACAGTCTTTGCGTCAGCACATCATGGAGAACTGGGAGGGGAACAGAGGCGTCCCCGTGACTGCGTTCTCTGAGGTCGAGTACTTGTCGATGGCTCCAGGTGGGAACTCGCGCGACAACAGATCCCAACAACGTCGCGACCTCTATCTTAACCGTATTTGCGCCATCTTCGAGATCGGAAAGACCAAGCTCGGCGTGTACGACCAAGCCAACTACTCAACGTCCGAAAACTCGACCGAGATGACCGACGATGGACTCGACCACTTCCTTGGTGTCTTTGATCAACACGTCACAGAGTCCATCGTGTGGGACGAAAGCTTTGGCGGCCACAGAGACATCAAGTATGTCTCCAAACCTTCCCATCAGCGCGAAGAGATGCGCCAGTTGGAGAAGATGGAGAAAGAGGCCAAACTGGGACTGATCGATGTCAACGACATGCGACTGGCTCGCGGGAAAGCTCCGATTGACGAGGGAAGTCGCTCGATTTTCTACTTCGAGTCGCTCGAAAAAGAAGCCGGCCGAACGCAAGGGCAACAGATGGGCGCGGGCGCAGGCGTTGAAGGCGCAAACGCCATGAACACTGAGGCCGATGATATAGCGGGCGAAGAGGAAGACTTGGGCGGCTTTGCGGCTCCAGAAGAGCAGTCCGAGGGCGCCGAAGACGAAGACGAGATCGAAAAGGCGCTTGGCTGGAAGTGGCCCAAGCTCTACGGGAAACGCTGATGGCATCTCTTCCCTTTCGCATCCTGGAGCTTCGCGCCGTTCGACTTGCCCAACAGCTTCGCTGGCGCTGGCGCGGTGTGCTCAAAGAAGCCGCAGAGATCGCCGAAAGCGACATGGCGAAAGCCCTTGGCGATGCGCCTCCATCGGACGATTTGTTTGCACAGATGGACGCGGTTCTCGAAACGCTAAACAAGCAAACCGCAGCCATCCTCCAAGACGCTTTGGGGCTTGCCGTCGCATCGGGTATTTGGACGATGAAGACCCCATGGGGCGGCACGTTTCGTCAACCCAAAAACGCAGACCTGCAAGCCATCACATCGGCACCCACTTTCCAGGATGTTTCGGCGATGCGCTTTGCGGTTGCTTACGGTGGGGCTGCGGTTCAGTCCAAAGATGCCGCAGTCATGGGGCAGTTCAAATTGAACCTTCTGGACGCTTTGCGCGAAGGGGATAGCCCACGCAAGGCGGCTGCAAAGACCGCCGAAGCGCTGGGCGAAGACCCATCTCAGTGGGAGCGAATTGCGCGCACTGAGATGGCTCGCGCGCAACATCTCGGAGGCGTCGAAGAGGCGAAGCGGTTGGGTGTCGACTATGTGGTCGTGCCTGACCAGCCCAAAAACTGCGAACATTGCCGACGACTGCTTGCAAACCGCGTCTTTCCGCTCTCTGCGCTTTCGACGGCATCGAACGTGGGACGCAAACAGAACAACTGGATCCCCGCAATCCCGCTGCATCCGAACTGCACTTGTGTTGCGATCCCCGCATCCGCCTCTACGGTGCAGGGTGCCCGCTTGGCTGCGGGTGGTTCGATCCCTTCCGAGGGAGCGTCGATTGCAGACCTCCCCGAACCCAAAGACCGATAACAAAGGAGTCTCCCCATGCAAGGCGCAGGATACAACAACAACGCTGGCTACAACCCCCGTCCCGTCGGCTTCGGCACGAAAGTGCCGAACGCCACGCCAAGCGAAAATCTCAACATCCCCGACTCCAACCGCGAAAAGGGGCAAGGCTCTGGTGTTCACCAAGGCACGGTGGATCGCACGCCCTACAAAGACGTTCCGAACCCCATCAGCAACCTCCCCAAAGAAGGCAACGTCGCGCCCAACGCGCCCCTTCGCTGACACTTTCATCACACTTTCATCACACTGAAAGCCCGCTATGGCCGCCAAAAACCTCGCTGCTCGCATCGATCTGAAGGTCTGCAAAGACGCGCTGTTCACGTCGTTTCTGTTTGACGACAACCACGGCATCACCGACGCCTCGCTCCTGACCGAGATCGCGTCCTCTACGCGCACCATCGCAAATAGCGCCGAAGAGTCGATCCCGATGGGCGACGTGACCGCCGGAAAGGTTTTGTTTGTGAAGTCCACGCGTCAAGTCGTGGTGAAGATCACAAGCAGCGAAGGCTCTGAGCAGGCCGTGATTTGCGGCCCTGCGGCGACAAGCAGAGGCGCCCTTTACCTTGAAGGCTCTTTCACTGCCGTAGCCATCGAAAACAACTCTGGCGCAAGCGCCGAAGTGACCGCCTTTGTGGGCGGAGCATGAGGAACCCACCCATGAAAGCAAATCTCTCGATCCTGCAACAACTCAACACTCCCGCCCAAGCCAACGGCGGCAAAGTGAAGATCGACCTCGACATCCTCTCCAAGGCCCTTCGCCCTGAAGAGCAATCCCGCAAAGATGGCGGTGACAGCGAAGGCGCGCTGACCGCACTTTTGGATCGCGTGGACTCGCTCGAAGCCTCGCTCTCTGCCCACGACGCGAAGCTGGACACCGCGATCAACATGCTCGCAGAGATCCAGCAAATGGAACTCCTCGAAGAAGAGCGCGAGATGGGCAATGACGAAGAAGGTTCCGACGTTTTGGAGAAGGCCGTCGATCTCAAAGAGGCCATCCGCAAACTCGGCGATGTGGACGATGTGGAGAAGGATGCAAACAACCTTCCCGCAGATCTGGCTGACCTTCTCAAGGCAGAAGACGGCGCCCCTGAAGCGCCCGCAGCGATGGACGAAGACGAAGAAGACGACGAGGACGATCTCGAAAAGGCGTTGATGCTTTTCGGCGATCAGCCCGTGATTCACGTCATCTACGGGACGCTCCTTCACGACATGATCAAAGCGTCGGGGAATCACAAATATCTCCGCAAGTACCGCACCAGCGGCGGCAAGTGGGCGTACGTGTACGCCAAGCAAAAGGGCGGCGAGGACTCCTACAGCGCCGAATCTTTCAAGCTCGACAAGATCTCCGAAGGCGACAAGTTCAACATGGGCGGCGGTGCAACGGTCAAGATCGACAGGGTGGACGGCAACATGGTTACGTTCACCGGCACCGACGGGAAGAAACAGACTCTTTCCGCCAAGGCGTTTGGAGATCGTTTGCTCGCTGGTCACAAGAAGGCCCTCACCAACGCAGCAAAAGCTGGTGTCCAAAAGCGCGAACAAGCGATCTCCAAGGCCAAGGAAAAGAACAAGCCCGAACTGGTCAAGAAGGCCCAAGCTGAGTTGAAGTCCTTCCAAGACAAGCACAAGAAGCTGCTCACCGACAAAAAAGACCGCCAAGCGCCGACGCTCAAAGAAGCGTTCAAGCAGAAACAGACGGGCTTTTCGGGTCGCCGCTAACCCTTCTCGCTCGACATCTTCACTGACCTCTTCACTGACCTCTTTGTCCACAAGGTAAACGCCCATGCAATTCCAAACCTCGACCGCGCCGCCTCCCCCTGCGGATTGGGAAGGTGCGTCTGAAGTCAGCCTACAACTTCCGCTTCGTCATATCCCCGCTGGGGATGCGCGGATCTTTGAAGGTTGGGCGTCCCTCTCCACTGTGGACCACCAGAACGACCTGATCCCCGCGCACCTTCTCGAAGTTGCGGCAGAAGCCTACATGCGCTCCAATCCTGTGATCATCTGGCATCACATCCCCATCCTGCCGATTGGCCGCGTGTTGCGGATGCGCGTCGAAGAAAAGGGCGTGTATATCCGCGCTGAGATCCTGCAGGGAACGCAGATTCGCTCGTCGGTCACTGGCGACAACGTAGACTACGCGTCTATCGCAACCGTCGCCGACGAGACGTGGAGCTTAATCAAGATGGGTCTCGTTCGTGGTCTTTCGATCCGCATCCGAAAGCGCGGCCCCTTCAAAGAACACGACACTCCTTATGGAAAAGTGCGCGAAGTTCAAGCAGTGGCGGCCATCATCGAGATCTCCGTCACCCCGTTACCCGTCAACGTCGGCTGTCAAATCGACGGCGCCAACATGCTCGCGAAAGCCCTTCCGTTGGGCAAGGCGACCCCTTTGGGAGAAAATACCATGTCCAAGATCCTCCAAGCCCAAGAAGCCCTAAACAAGGCCCTTTTGGAAGCGGCCCAAGCTGGCCAAGACATCCCCTCTGCGTTTCTGGAAAACCACGACATCCTGAACAAAGCGTTGGGCATGGCCCCCAACGCTCCCGCAGATCCGAACGCTGCAAAGATCTCGGAGTTGGAAGCACAGATCGCGGCACTCAAAGGGCAGCCTGCGCCTCCCCGCGCTCGCCAAACTCTCGACGCCAACCCTGGCGCTCCTGTCCGCCCCGCCGATACCACCAACACACGCGGCCTCATGTCGAAAGCCATCGAGATCGCTGGCGACCCGCTCATGCAAGAAAAGCTTGGGTTGGATTTGTCCGACATCCCCCACCAATACGACCTGATGACCATGATCACCGCGAACTCTCGCGGAAAGATCCTTGTGCGCGAACAGTTGAACATCAGCCCCCACGCGCAAGCTTATCTCCAGCAGATCGGCCAGCTTCACCAAGAAGGCAAGATCCGCGTCTAATCACCGCCCCCCCCCAAGGCGGCCCTTGACTCTCTCGACCAAAAAGGAAAACCGAGATGCTCAATCAACAAGTTGAAAGCTTTTCCCGACAGTACGGTGGGGCGGCGTTCTCTTCTGACCTGTCCGGCCTCCGCTCGATCTTTGGGCTGACCGAAGACGACATGATGAAAGCGTTGGCGACCAACGGAACCGTCGGCACCAACGCAAGCGCAATGATCGGGGAAAGTCTCGATCCACTCGTCAAGCGCATCACCCTCGACCCCGACAACCATTGCATCCTGCTCCAACGCCTCGAAGCCTACAAAGCCAAAGCGATCAGCGAGCAGTCCAATCGCATCACCAGCCTTGGTCTCGCCGAGTACTCCCGTCGTCAAGAAGGCAAGCTCGGCCCCGCAGACGCAGCGACCTACCAACGCCGCAACAAAAACGTCCGTTATGCCGGCCAGGTCGCCGCCGTCACAACCACGATGGCACGCGCTGCCGAAGCCAAGTTTGACGACTTTAAGCAAATGGAAATCGCAAACCGCGTTCACGCCACTCTTCTCAGCGTCGAGAAGCAACTGTATTGGGGCGACACGCGCATCAACGAGCTTGACTGGGAAGGCTTCGCCCAACAGATCGCCGTGGACGCTGGAGTCGACAGCGACTTCCAAACCGACCTCAAAGTCACGGGATCGGCAGATTCGCGCACGACCTACATCTCTGGCGGTTCGCTCACGGCAGCCCAAATCCGCGCCCAGGCGCGCAACGCCCTCAAGCGCGGCGGCGTCCCCACAATGGCGCTGATCTCCTCCAAAGACAAAGAACTTCTCGGCGTGTCCGAAGACAGCAACATCCGCTACCTGACCCGCGATGTGAAATCGTCCATCGCCAAGGGAATGATCGTTGACCAGATCGTCTTGGACTTTGGCGCACGCCGAAGCCTTGACCTCGTGTGGTCGTTGTTCCTCGACTACGGTCGAGGCAAACTGTCCGATGTTCCGAACAATCCGAGCGATTCGAGCAAGTTTCACTCCCTCGCCGCTCCCCAACTCGCTTCGGGTTCGTTTGCAGGCGCTGCAGCAGCAGGCGGTCATCTTCCCAACGACACTTACTACTACGGCATCGCCGCAGTTTCCGATGTTGGCGAAGGCCCAATCCGCTTGCTCTCCACGGGCTACACTGCCGATAACACAAACGGCACCATCGATCTCACCATCACGCTCCCGGGCGATCTTTCCAACATCAAGTCTTGGCGTATCTACCGCTCCACCATCAACGGAACCGACTACACCAAGATGCGCTTTGTCAAAGAAGTCGCACTTGACGATGCCTCCGCAACGCAAGTGATCTCCGACGATGGCTCGATCATCCCGTCCAGCCGCGAGGCCGCGCTGATCAATGAAAAGATGGCCTCCCTGGGCTTCTTGCAGCCGATGTCTGCGTGGGATCTCCCCTACACCGACTCCACCCACCGCGTGGCCATCGAGTCCGAACTCGTGGTGCAAAACTACGCTCCTGAACACTGTCACCGCTTCATCAACATCGGCGGGACAGCCGCAACGCCTGAGTGATCCTGGCGCTCCTCTGAGGCTCACCTACTGAGGCACCCCCCCATGAACAAACGAGATGGCGATATCGCCGACCGGGTTCTCACCAGTGAGAACGTCGCAGAGCTTCTGGCAAAGTTGACCCTCCCAGAGATGGTCAAGCGCACTCGTCGGTGTGAGGATATCCACGCACTGACCGCGCTCATCAACGCTTGCCTTGAGGCTTCAAGGCGCGCTCCGCTGTGGGGGAACGACTGGCGGTATGGCCATTTCTCCCGCACCCAACTCGACGAACTGACAGGGTTGGCATCTGACCAGATCGACACGATCAACAAAAAGCATCTCGCCAAGTTGCGAGAGCGCAGCTTTTTGGACAACCTGCTCCCCCAGAACAAGGTACAAAACGATGGCCAAGCGAGACAAAGTTCTTTCCGAAGAAAGCGTCGTTGGCGAAAGCTCGACAGCGACGCATCCGAGTGAATCCACCCCACCTGACAACGTGGCGCCCGAAGTGTCGCCCGAAATGGCCGCACTGTATGCGCGTATCGAGGCGCAAGAAAAGCGCCTCGCTGCGGCAGAGGCAGACAAGGCCAGAGCGGAGGCGCGAGCCGCCGAAGCAGCCGAGCGCATACGCTTGATGGCGAAGGCGCAAGCGGCCCGTCCGTCCACCACTCTGACGTCTGCCGTGCTGGAAGATCAGCCCTCGCCGCGTGCGGATGTCAAGGAGAACGGCCGCAAAAAAGTCCACGCAAGCCAAGTCCGAAAAGCCCAAGGCGACGACCTCGGCGAAGTGCGGCGAACGATCATTTGTCACCATCTGCGTGGTAGCGAGCGCTCCGAAGTGCAGGTCACGCTCCCCGATCACGTCCGCGCATCGAGCGGATACGACGCCTTTGTGGTCGTGTTTTTTGGCTCGGTGGCGCGTGTTCCGCAGGTGGTCGCCGAGATCCTCTGCACTGACCAGCCTCGCCGGTATCAGTTGGCCAACTGATGGCAACCCGCCTCGCTTTTTGGCCCGTCCCGTTCGACGAAGAAACCGAACGGATCGCTGTGATGCGCTCGGAAAGCCTCGCTGGGCCGTTCGAGCAGATCGCCTTGATCCGCGCCAAGGATGGCTACGGAAACTGGGTCACGCATTACACCGACACGACGGCCCCCACAACGGTCTATTACCAAGCGCAGTACCTCAAGTTTGCTGACGCTACAGAGACCGTTGACGAGCTGACCGAAGTGTCTGTCCCGACCGCAGGGGAAGCTCCCTATGCCGTCACGCCGCAGATGGTGCTCGACAATATCCAAGGGATTGACATGGCGCGCGTGGAAGCCGCAGCGGTGCAGCGCGTGATTGGATGGCAGGTCGCGGATATGGAGTACCAGATCCGCCAGAGCTTGAGCGAGAAAGTGATCACAGGCGAAGAACATGGGCCTGAAGCGTTCGAGCGAATCATCGGGTCAAAGGTGGGGCAAGGCATCCAACTGCGAAACTTTCCCGTCCGCTCCGTCGAAGCCGTCAAGTACGTGATCCGTGGGGGTGTAGCCCCCAACGAGATCACGATGCAGTCTTTGGATATCCGCACTCTCCACAACGACCCCACGACGGGGTTCAATCGTGGAGTGCTCTCGATCTGGCCGCGCATTGTGTCTCTTCCCTCCACATTCGCAGGCGCTCGCTTTGTTGGTGGGCGATATCAAAACGTGGTGCATGTCACCTTTGACTACACCCACGGCTGGACAACGTGGCCACCTGGACTCGTTCAGGGCCTTACGCAAGCCGTCGCCGCCTTCATCATGGAGATCGCTGGTGAAGCGACCACCGCAGGGATCTCAAGTCGCTCTATCGACGGATACAGCGAGTCCTTCACCGCATCCGCAACAACGACAATCTTTTCCGCGCGTCGAATCTTCTACCTCAAAGAGCTAGAGGAAACGATCAAGCGATACAGAAAACCCATCTGGGCCTAACGGCCAAGGAGACCGAACTATGGCTGATTCAGCACTCAAGGCTACCGTCGATGCGCTCAAGGCGGTTGGCACACTTCTCAAGGGTGGCCACATCGCAGGGCAGTCCACCCAAGAGCTTCGCGACGGTCAACTCAAATCGCTTGGCGGCAAGATCAATGACTTTGCCGACGCATTGCAGACCCAGGGCGATCTCAAGGTGGCGATGGTCAACATCGGCCCTGTTGGAAACTCCGCGACGGGTGCAGGTCAATGGATCGCCCCCGTTGCAGCGGAGATCGTCGGTCTGCGGGTGGCATCGCGCAGCGCCATCACGGGCGACCCGCTCCTCACCGCAGACAAAAAGCCCATCGACGACACAGCCGTCAACCTCTTGGCGGCCACCAACTACGACCTTTCGGGGTTGGCCACTGCCAAGCAAAGCGCGGCGCTTACCCTCACCGCGACCGCAGCAGACAAAGTGTTTGCGGCGGGCGAAGTCGCAACGTTCCTCGTGACGAGCGACTCCGACGACGCCATCACCGACGCCTCGATCATGGTGCTGTACAAACACACCGCGTAATCCTGACGACCCCCCATCCACCATCGTCACCCAAGCCTGAGAGAAAAAGATGACCACCGCAGCGACCGACAAAAACAACCTACGCAACAAGGTGCAACGCGAGTTCACCAAAGCGGGTTCCGTTGACGTAGGGCGAAACGAGGCCGAACTGGGCAAGTTCTCTGTCTCGCAAAACATTCGCGTCGAAAAGGCTTGGCCTAAACCCGCCTACAATGTTTTCGCACGCACCGTCACTTCCGCCGACGCTGACCCCACTGTGACTCCGCCAGACGCCGCGCAGGCCTGGGATCTCGAAGGCTACAGCGGAGTGCACGGCTATGTGGTGTTCAGCGGAGGGACGGCGCCTTCGGTGAACATCGAACTGTGGGCGAAGGACGAGCAGAACGACGCTTTCTTCTTTGTGGACGCCGAAGTGGTGAGCGCGAGCGCAGAGTTTCGGTTTGCCGAAAAAGTCCGCAGCCGCAAGGTATTCCTTCGCGTCACCAACATCCTCGGCTCTCCAACAAACGCCACAGTGCGCTGCTCGCCTGAATAATGCCGCGCGTTGGAAGATCTATCGACGACCGCTGGTTTCGCGGTCGAAACGTCGGAAGAACCGTGCTGTGGGAAAAGGCGCTCTTGCGCCCAGCGCGAACCCACGACGGACGCGGAAAGTTCTTTGAAGGGGAACCCGAAGATCGCGGCTATATCTACCTTGCGCCCCAAAAGGTGCAGGGGATCATCACGTCGGACAACCGAGAAGGCGCGTTTGATGTGGCCGCAGCATGGCAGCAAGGAAGCTGCTATTTTACCTGCTCCGCCTCCATGGATATCGGGGAGCAGGATCGCATCACGTTCATCGATCTACCTATCCGAACGTCGGTTGAAATCGCCCGTGGGGTGGGCGCAAGCGATGCCCTTACCTCGCATCTTGGCGCAGTGGAAGTGGTCGCGATTGTTGGGGAAGACGGCACGCTTTTTCGGGCGGGCTTCGACTTTCAACTCAGCTACGGCGCAGACAAAACCATCTCCGAAATCCGATGGGAAGGCACCGATGCGCCAAGCGCAGGGGAGAACTACACCACGCTGTTGAATGTGCGACCGCGCTGGATCGTTCCCGACCCTCCGCGCACTCGGTCGTTTGGAAGCAAACAGCTACCCCTCGGCGTGAAGCTGCTTGCCGACGATCAGCGAGCGAGAACATGATCGATATCGACTTCTCCTTGAGTGACCAAGCCAAACAAGCCCTTGACCGCGCCCTGGAGCGCGCAACGAACGCAGATCGCGTGTTTGCGGAGGCGGTGCGCGAAGTGGGCCTTGAGGCTGCTGAACAAGTTGCCCGCAACCTTTCTGGGCGGTCGGTGACGCATCGAGGGCGTACCTTTACCGTCAACGTACAGACGGGCAATTTGCGCCGCTCTACGCGGATCATTTGGCCCCACAACGGCAACCCTTTGGCGGTGCGGATCGTCAACGTCGCATCGTATGCTGATGCCGTCCAGCGCGGGCAAACAGGAGCGCAGCGCAAAGCTGCATTGCTTTCGAGCGGTCGCGTAAAAACATCCGCCGAGGGCAAGAAATACATCTTTGTTCCAGTGGGGCCGGGCAAAGGACAGGGGTTCACCGTCAACGAAGCCTCGACGCTCAACGATATCCCCCCGCGTCCGTTTCTTGACGCGGCATCCGAACAGATGCGAAGTCGTGTGGATACCCTTCTCACCGACGCGCTCAATCGAGCGTTCAAGGCGGACTGATGGGACTCCCTGACCTCAAGAAGCGCACCCTCGATCTCCTCAAGGGAACCTACGCCGCCAACGGATTCTATGGCCTCCCTGACCTCGGCACAAATGACGACCTGATCGACGACCTCTTCTCGGAAGCATACAGCGCGCCAGAACGCACCGAGATCAAGGCGTGGTTTGCAGGTCGAACCATCGACGTGCTGGGAGAATATGCTCGCACTCCCGCGTCACTCCCTGCCGTGTTTGTGTATCGCATCTCCGACGTCGAAAGCGACCGCTCCAACCTTGGCGATCAGTTCGGATACAACAACGTTTCCGAAGTCTCGTTGGATCATGAGTTGGGGGTTCGGATGCGCGAGGATATCGAGATCATGATCTGGGCACACACCGATCCCACCATGCGCGATGCGCTGTATGGCGCGGTCAAAATGATCTGCCTACGGGGACGGGCTTTTCTGGAAAGCTACAACAAAGGGATCGACATGGTGATGTGGCGCGGAGGGCGAGACGGCCAAGGCTATCTCGACAATCCAGCAAAAGCCCCCCACGTGATCCACACGGCGACAGCAAGACTTGTCGCTGAGACCCGAACAACCTGGGCGCTTGAACTGGAGCGGCCCAACGAACTCAACGGAACTTCCGACTACAACGAATGGACAAGCGAGGGATAAATGGCTCGACAGATCGAAGTCCAAGGAAAAATCACCGGGATCCCCGGTATGTACTCAAGCGGTGTGGAACTCGCAGGGCCAGCCAACCCCGGCATTTTGGAGACGGGCCTTGTGGTTCTGTTGGGTTCGTGTGACGGCGGGATTGCTCCGCTCACGCCGATCCTCTTTCGCAGCCCGCGCAACCTGAAAAACCTTCTCGAAAGCGGTCGTCTCTACGATGGTTCGCGCTTTGCGTTTGAACCCAGTCGCGAAGATCGCCGCAAGGTCAAGGGCGCCAGCGCTGTGTTGGTTGTGCGCGTAGAAGCCGCAACACGCGGCACTTCCAACCTTGCAAACGCATCTGCCGCAACGTTGCTCACGCTCTACACGGCCTTCTATGGGCTGAAGGCCAATGGGTTCACGCGAAGCGTTGGCTTTGGCACGGACGGCGGGTATGGCCGAAAACTGACCATCGCAAAGCCTGGTGCGGATGATGAAGTGGGCGACAACCTTGGCTTTTTGCCTGCCGCGATCATCGCTTACTCTGGCAATAGCGCAACTGCTACGATGACCATTGCAAACTCGCAGTTGACTACCGCTCTTTCTGGATCACAAACCGATGGCTCTCTTGATCTGACCGTTCCTTTCTCCACCTACAACACACTCCAAAAAGTCGCGGACTATGTGAACGCACAGACGGGCTACGAGATGATCCTCGTCACCAACAAGCCTGCAAAGTTCAATCCTGCCGATCTCGACTACGTTTCTGCGCTTTCGATCAAGCAGAAGTCGGGCACCATCACCCTTGCCACCGACGCTACAACCACCTTCACGGGGACCATCACGGGACTCGCCACAGGTGAGGTGATCGACTGTGAAGATGAATATCTCTACGTCAACAACGCGGGAACAGCCACGGTGGAGCGGGGCTTTTTGGACACCGCCGCAGCCGCGCACTCGTCCAAAACAGGCTCAACCTATGTCGGTATGACCCAAACTACCAAGGCCATGCTTGACTGGTGTAACAACACTTCGCAGCGTGTGACAGCGGTGCGTCACGCCTCGAACACGGGCTACCCTGACACGGCTTCCACAGCCTACTTCTCGGGCGCCACGCAACCTGCCGCCACCTCTGCCGATTGGCAAAATGCCTACAACGCAGTGCGTTCGTATGCTGCGCCTTTCACGGTTCCTCTCGACTGGGACTCTGCGATCCGCAGCTACCACAAAACGCACATGGCGAACCGATGGGGCGCCAACGCCAATGAAGGCCTCGCGCACATCGGTATCGCCGACGACTCGACGAAGGCGCAGATCAAAACCGAGTGCCGCGCTCTCCAAGATCCCCACACTTCTCTCTGGTTTCAGGGTGTCATCCGAAACGACGACGAAGGCACGCGCACCGAATACGCACCGTGGGCGATGGCGGCCAGCGCTGCAGGAATCCATGCGGGAATGCCCGCAGGGACACCGCTCACTGCAAAGTCGCTCGACGTGATCGAGGTGACCCAAAATGCGGCCCTCGATCTGGAAACGGACGGCGAAGATCTCGTGCTGATGGGGGCGTCGTTCGCCAAATACGACGGAGACGACTGGCGGATCGTGCGCTGTCTCTCGACGTGGACGAACACCGACGACTTCTATCTGATCGAAGCCAACGTGCAGCACGCCATCGCCTGCACCGAGAAGTTGGTTCGCTCCTACATCCGAACCCGCCACTTTTCGGAACGTGGCGCGGAGGGCGATGTGGCGGCCATCAAAGCAACGATCATGGATGCGCTCGACAAGGCCCGCGAGAACGGTTGGATCGTCGCAGGAAGCCAGCGTGTGGCCGGTCAAATCGTTACCATTCCCGCCTACGATCCGAAGGCCATCACCGTCGAGCGCACGGGCAACGTGATCGACTACGAGATGGCCTACACTCCCGTCGCGGGCAACGACTTCTTCCGTTCCAAGTCCAAAGTCAGCGAGTGGCGAGCCGTCGCATAATCTCCGACTCTCCGACCTTTTCACCCATACGAGGTTAGCATGTCTGCATATATCCACGGCGCACGGGTCAATGTGCGCTTCAATGGCGCGATTGTGGGCGAGATGTCCGAGTTTTCCGTCACCCGCGAAACCCCCGTTGCTGATGTCGAGCCGCTTGGCCAGTACGACCCGAAGGAACTGGTGACGTTGAGTCGACGTGTTCGATGGGAAGGGATGGCGTTTCGCCTCAGCGAAGAGTCCCTAACATCGGTCGGGATCAACCCGCGCGCGCTCACTCCCGACGACTTGATCGGGAATCCCGCCACCCAACTGGAAGTGATCGATCCGCGAGACGGGATCATCTTGGAACGCCTTCGCAACGTGAAGATCGAAAACAACAACCGAAATTACCGCAAGGGCGAGCTTTCGATGGAGCGCGTGTCGGGACGTGCTTTGATCGCCGTGGATGAGTTCGAGAACTAAACCACGCACGCCTTCCGCGCTGAGTCTTCCAAACACCCCTATCCTCCGAGGTTTTTATGAGCAAAGAGATCGCCGCCAACCCCTACTCTTTCATCAAGCGCAACGAAGAACAGCAAGGCGTGTTTCGCTGCGAACACCGCGAAGCTGTGGGCACGTTCAAGGTCAAGATGCTGACCGTGATGGATCTCTCGAACATCGAGGCGCTGCGCGCTCAACTGGTGGGCGGGAGCTATCTTGCCGTCGCTGACGACTTGGCGACGCGCCAGGCTTGGGTGGCGATGGGTTTTGAGAAGGCGCCCGAAGGCTTCAACGTGGGAAAACTTCGCTCCGAAGCGCTCCTCCATGCGCTTTACCTGGAGGTAAAGTCGCACCACGACTACTTTCGCGAGCCAGCCGTGGAAGCAGCGGTTCCGTTCGCTTCAGGAGACGTGGCGTAATCCGACCGCTTCTCCCGAGCGGTGGAGTGCATTTTTGCGGATGTGGTGGTGTCGGCATTGGAAGATCCCGCCGACTGATCCTCGCGCAAACGCCAGCCTCTACGAGATGGAGCAATGGTACATCCTCGACTCCGCCGAGCGCGTTGCCGCTGCCCGCGAAAAGACGTTCGATCAGGTGGAGTTTGAAGATGTGTTCGGACACGAGAGTTCCCAAAACCCCGAAACCTACGCAGGGATCCGCGCGCGCATGATCGAAGAAGCTGGCGGCTTTGCAAACCTCAACGCACAAAAGCTGGCGTTGATCGACGAACAAGCCCGTGAACTGGCGGCAAGAGCGCGCCGAAAGTAGTCCATGACCACCAACGAGATCGGCTTTACCCTCAGCGTCAAGTCTGAGCAGTTTGTTCGCGCGATGCGCGAAGTGGAAGAGTCTCGCAAGCGCGTTGACCGCGTGTTTGCGCAAGGGGCTTCCAAACAAAACGATCCGCTCAGCCTTGCGCGTTTCCAACAAGCCAAGACGGAACTCCGCGCAGTGTCGCGGGAATACGAGGCGATCAAGCGCTCGATGGACGCACAGGCGGCGGCAGGCAAGCAGATTGCCGACACCGAACGTGCACGACTTCGCACCCTTGAGGCCCAAAAACGCCTCGTTGAATCGGAGGTGTCGCGCTCGAAGTGGAGCAAAACCGACCAACTTTCGGGCGGCGGAACGATCCAAGATGTCAAGGTTTCGACCGTTGACAACGCGGGTCGGTTCGGGATGCTTCGACGTGGCCTTGGTGCCGCATGGACGGGAATGGGACACCTCAACCAAGGCTCGCGATGGATGTCAGGGATGGCGGGTGGGGCCGCGCAGTTCGCGCTCGGAAACCCCGCAGCGATGGTCACTGCCCTCTCGGCAATCCCCTTTCTCGGCCCTGGCCTCGGAATGGTTGGGGCGTCGGCGCTGCAACAGTATGCGATGGGCAAGCCCATCTTGATGCAAAACCTCCAATCTGCGAGCATGGCGAGAGCCTTGACGGGCATGGGTGGAGGGTACCTGCGGGGCGCTGGGAACTTTGGCTTGTCACTGGCCTTTTCTCGCGCACAATCGCTCCAAATGCTCGGAGGCTACAGCCAAGCAGCAGGCGGAGTCGAAGGCTTTCAAACCTCCTTGCGAATGCAGCGCGGCTACGGCGTAGAGACAGGCGACCTGGTTTCGTCTGCCCGCCAAATGAGCCTTGAGACCGCAAAAAGTGTGCAGCTTGCGCTCGTGCGAGGCATCGAGTCGGGAGCGTTCAATCGTGCGTTGGCGCGGGAGTTTTCGCAAGCCAGCGGTTCGCTAATGGCTCAGATCGCGGGAGCGGGTGGGACAGGTTCAGCAAACAACATCTCGGCGCTCGTCAGCCTTATGGCGCAGCGACTGGGCGGGATATACGAACGTTCACCAAGTCGTGTGGCAGGCGTGTTGGGCGGCGTCAACAACGCTCTCCAAGGCTTCGCATCGGGGCAAGGAGACGAGGCCAAGCAAGCGTTTATGTTCGACGCCCTGCGCTCAGCAAACCCCAAGCTGAGCTACGTCCAACTGCTTCGCCAAGCGGAGCGAGGGGTTTCGGATCCGCGCAACCTGAGCGCGATCTTGAAGATGGTTCGGCGTCGCTACGCAAACCCAGAGCAACAAGCCCTCGCGTTTGCCCGATTGACGGGACGAAGCGTGACCGAAGGCTTTGATGTGATGGGTATGCAGGACATCTCTTCGGAAGAGGTCGCGCACCGCCTCAAGACAGGAGCGCCCGAAAAGCAGCTTGCAGCCCGAACCAAGGAGGGAATGAAGGGGTTGGGCATCGTCCAACGCGACCTCTACCTCGGCGAAAAGCGCGCAGCTTTGGCGGCAACGATGGATCCGATGATGGCGCGGTACAACGATCTGCAAATGCAAGCAGTTGGGCTGCTTGGCAAGGTCGTAGACAAGCTGCAAGAACTTCTCGGCTTTACTTCCAAGAAGCAAGCGGAGGAAAATCGGCAGCGCGCAGCAACGTCTCTTTCCGCCTCGGGAACGGCGGGAGGGGCGGCGCTGATCAGTGGCGACGCATGGGACATTCTGCGAAGCGGTAAGCCCGTCGAGCGGGGCGCAAAGCCTAACCTCCCTGCCCCTGTGGGTGGAAAATGAGCACCGTTTTTCAGGCAGATCCACCACCACGCATCGAGATCTTGACCGCCAAGGGGGACTCGTTTGTTCTCCAAAATGCGGTCTCTTGCACAACAAGCCGCGCCCTCTCAAATCCCGTTGCGCAAGCCAGCGTGATGTTCATGGATGACCGTATCGTCGGGACGGGAAGCAAGTTTGACGGCAAACGTTTTTCGGACGCGATCGGCCTTTACGACATGGTGCGGATCTCTTGGCCAGCACGAGACGGGCGGCCTTGGCAAGATGGAATCTACCTGACGCAGCGGCCCCTTCAGCTACACCTCAAGCCCGCGCAAGGGCCGACCGATCAGTTTACACTCTCACTCCTTTCGGTTGGCGAGGCCCTTCAACGCTACAAGATCTTTTGGAGCCCGTGGCTGGAGAACCGCAACAACTTTGCAGGTCTCGGTTTCTTGGCGCGTTCGGCGGGCAAGATCGTGCGCGGTCGCCCCAACCAAGTGATTTTGGCGCTGCTAGAGATCTTCCTCAACGACGACTATGCCTTCCGTTTCGCCGATGGGAAGAAGCTCAAGGAAAGTTTTCTTCCGCTGTTGCAAGACATCGCGGAGTCGTTGAATGTGGTTGGTTTGTCGGCGCTCAATGCCGAAGGCGCACTGTGGGGGACGCTGAAGCGATACGCAGACCAACCCTGGAACGAGTTCTTTGTGGATGTTCCACACGAGAACGCTCTCGGCCGGCCAGCAGACCGAACGCAAGCCCAACAATTGGAGTTGGCGGGGGCACTCAGGCCGTACGGGCAACAAGAAGCGATCTACCTGCGCCCAACACCGTTCGAGGCAGATCGATGGGCCAACCTTCGCGCTGAAGACGGATGGGGCTTCGACTACGACGGATCGGACGCTATGGACGGCGGCGAGCAGATGGGCCTCGATGCCGACTCCATCGCCAACTATTTTTGGGCCGCGCCGAAGGTGATCTACTCACAGTTCGACATGATCCAACTTATCCGCCAGCAGACGGGGGGCCGCGTACCCATCGCGTTTGAGGACTCGATCCGCAAGTTCGGGCTGCGGAAGATGGAGTGCGGCACCGAATATGTCCAGCTGTCGGGCGAAAACATCCTTGACGACGCGACGCGGCAAGAAGGAAAGATTTCGGTGCGCACCGAGGCCGACTTGATCCTGCGCCGCACCGAGCAGCTTGCGCGGTGGTTCGGATATCCAGACTTTTGGAGTGGGCAGATCACCACTTTGGGGCGCGTAGGCGCAAACAGAAAAACAGGCGCTCGTATCGGTGGCATCCTCCGAAACGCCCAAGATCGACGCGAGTACTACATCGAAAGCATCGCGCAAAGCTGGTCGCAAGGGACGCCGTGGACGACCACGCTCAACCTGTCTCGCGGCCACATCCCTGCCGAGCACGCAGCATGGCGAAAGGAGCGCGGTCTGTGAGTTTACCCGAACACCTTTTCGATCAAATGATGTCGCAGCACCCGCGCCCTGTATTGGGTGTGGTGCGCGGTATTCGACATGGAACCGACGCCAACCCGCTCACGCTCTATGACGTAGAGGTCTGGCCCCAAACAGCGGGCTTTACGGGTTCGTTTCAGTTCAACAGTGTGGTGTTTTTAGGGCAGCAAGCAGGTGGGGCGGTTGAGAAAAACGATCCGCTCGTTGTCGGGCAAAAGGTCGCCTTGGAGTTTGCAGAAGGCGACTACAACCGACCCATGATCCTTGAGCGATGGGGCGACAAAAGTACCGCGCTACGAAGCGAGGCCAACAAACACCCACAAGTGGACTGGAAGATCAACGGTCTGCTGGTGTCGGTCGAGAAGGATGGGGATGTTGTGCTTCAACTGCCCGAAGCCAAGACGATCACGATCAAGGACAAGGACGGCAATCAGATCGTCAAAATATCCGAAGGTGGGGGCGTTGAGTTGGGCGACGGAACACTGCGAAGAGTCGTGGATGAGCGCATCGTGGCGGCCATCCACGGGCTATCATGGACGATTCCCGCGCTTACTGTTTCGGGTCTAGCCACGATGCCCTCGGTAACAACGGGCGTTGCTGGCGGTTCATTTACCGTGAACGACGTCGCCTGCGAGGACGTGACGGGGAGCTAGGTTTTGGGTTTTGGCGCAGCCACATATCGGCTTCGTACAGCGCCACGTCCGCGTCACGACAAGCCTTTTTCTCGTAGGGGCATGAGCGAAAGCACGCCTCGTAGGACTGCCCTGCTTCGAGCCATTTGGGGTAGCGCAGCAAGTCCGTCTTGGGCGCAAGAAACGACCCTGCGAGATACATCGCTGAGGCATTTTCCATACACTGCGCTGCCGCGTTGAGTTGTTCGACGGCCCGCACGAGGCCCTGTATTTTCCGCAGCGTTGGATCGAGCGCATCTCCCCCTTTGCGCGGTTCTGGGATCATATTGGCCCACAGAAACATGCCGCCCAACGCTGCGGAAAACAGCAGCACCCAAAAGCTTGTCCTCCAGTCCGTTTCTTTCGACACAAAGCCTCCTTCGCGGGTTGTTTTGGTGGGCGCAAAGCCCGCGGCCCAACCCGCTCTTTCCACTGTTTTTGACCGCCTATAGATAGACCTTTCGCGACCGACAAGGACACCATGGATCGCATCAGCCTTATTCTCGAAACCCCTGGACAGCCAGACGACCGCTTCAACTTTGAAACGGCGCCGCATCAGTCTGATCAGACGATTCCGCATCTTCTTACGCTTCGCAGGCTACCGCGAGGCGATGTGTATCGTCAATCCCACGGAAGGGGCATCGACGACCTGCGCCTGATGGGAACGTTTGGCCTTGCTGAGCGCGAGTGGGAGGGGATTACGGTCGATGGGACGGCGCTGTTTTTCCTACTCAAACAGCTTTACGAGAAGTATCTGGCGCTGATGAACAGTGCCGACGAGACAGTGCGACGAGGAACACGACTCCAGTACCACCATTGGGACGAAAACGTCCACCAGTACTGCGAGATCACGAACTTTCGTCAGCCTCGTTCCGCCGCCAACAAGATCCACTACCTCTACGAAATGGATCTCCAGTTACACACGCCAATCAAGCGCACCTACAACGAAACACCGCAGCCCAAACGCGACGCTGCGCGGAAACAAGTGACTGCGCTAGAGGCGGCATCGGCACAGCTTCAAAGCGCAGCCTCCACGCTGGCATCTCTTCGCGCCGATGTGGTGGACAAAATCAATCGAGATATCCTCCAACCTTACCGCAAGTTGAGTGGCGCCATCGCTTCGGTGATCTCGGAGGGGCTGGACTTTGTGCCGGTCGCCGTCGGAGAGCTTCGCGGACTACTGAACGCCGTCGATGACGCGCTCGATCTGATCCCCGACCTACTCACCAGTCAACTGGTTGAAACTGCCCAAGCGCTCGACTCTTTGCGCCGACCGATGCTCAGCCTGCTTTCGCGCCCCGAACTGCTCAAACAAAGCGTCGAAGATGCTCAGGCTGCGCTGAATGCGCTGACCATTCAAGACGAAGCTACTTTCACTCCGAAGGCGCGAGGAGTGCGCGCGGTGCAAACCCGCGCAAACGACACGCTGCCCAAGGTCGCAGCCCGCGAACTCGGAGACCCCGAACGTTGGACGGAGATCGCTCTACTGAACGGACTCACGCGACCGCCCTACCTTGCGGATGCTGCGAGTGTTTTGGCGGGGCAGGCGGCATGGGGAGAAACGCTACTGATCCCGAGCACCGACGAGAGTCTTTCCCCTGCAAACGTCGGAGCTTTGGCGAGCGACAAGTTGACCTATGAACGAGACCAAGAGCGCAGATTTTACGGGGTTGATCTCAAGCTGCGCGAAACAGCCAAAGGCAAGTTAGACCTCCTTCTTGACGGCTCCTCCGCCGACCCCGCGTTGGTGGGTGGTCGAGAAAACGTCCTACAGGCGATAACCTTAAAGACGCGGATTTTTCAAGGACAACTACTCGAAAATCCGACGTGGGGACTTCGTCGCCTTGTGGGTGAGCGCGTCAGCCAAGAGCAGATGGCCCTCGCAAGATGGGGGCTTGAAGAGGCCGCGCAAAGTGACCCTCGCGTTGCATCCGCTCGTGTCGATTTGCGCGCAGAGGGGAATGTGGCGGATGCCGAATTCGACGTGCAGCTTGCGAAGGTGCAAGCTGCCAACCTGACCGCAGGAACGGCCTAATGACGATAGCTCAATACAAAAGCGCACGGCAGGTCACAACGGATATCCTCACGGAGATCTCTGCGCGAACAGGCGTTACCGACGCAAATCTTGGCTCCGTGATCCGCACGCTTTCCTATGCCTTTGGCGTCGAGATCGCAGCCTACTACCTCCAACTCTACTTCGCGCAAAAGGGCTACTATATACGCGAAGCAACGGGCGAATACCTCGACAATCGCGCATCGGACTTTGGGCTGACCCGCGAAGTAGCCCGCAAAGCTATCGGCTTTGTCACCTTCACGGGAACGCCCGCTTCGTCGATCTCGCTCGGCACGCAGGTTCGCAAGCCCGCAACAGCGGTCGCCGACGCGGTGCTTTTTGAGACCACGGAAAGCGGCGTGATCCCAGGGGGCGGTTCGGTTACATTGGCGGTGCAAGCGGTGGTTGCGGGAGGGTCTGGAAACGTCGCAGCAGCGAGCATCACAGAGCAAGTGACAACCATTGCAGGCGTCACGTCGGTCACCAACGCGGCCCTGACGCGACTTGGGCGCGACGAAGAGGACGACGCGACGCTTCGAGAGCGAATCCTTCGCCATCTCGACGGGCTTTCGCGAGGAACGGTGCCGAGTATCCGCAGGGGAGCACTCGACTTTCGCATTCAAACGCTCACGCTCAACGGCCCCTTGGCGTCGGCAGATACTGAGCTTGCGGTGGACGAAGACCTGAACCTGATCCCTATCGCGACCAGCGGCGATATCTGGATCGGGACAGAGCAAGCGAGCTATGCGGGGATCGACACCAGCTCGACGCCGCACAAGCTGACGGGATTGACGCGAACCAGTCCTGCCGACTGGCCTGACGCGACGGCGATCAAAGAGTACATCCCCGCAGGGAGCGCAGAATACGCACAAAGCGCATCGATTGTGGAGACGTTGGGGCAGGTGGATATCTATCTCGATGATGGTTCGACTGCGGGCATCAGTTCGGAACTGGTGGACTTGGTGGAGGGTCGATTGCGCGGCGATGGGACGGAGCGAAATCCGGGCTACAAAGCCGCAGGCACAGTGCTCTACACTCACGCGGCATCGCTCACCACGATCACGGTGGCTGCGGTGATCACAGTGGCGGATGGGTATGTATCGAGCGCGGTGTACGCCGAAGCAAAAGACCGCGTGATCCGCATGATCAACGCGCTCGGTGTAGGAAAAACAGTTCACGCCTACAAGGTCGCAGCGACTATCCAAGAGACACCAGGCGTCAAAACACTAAACTCGCTCACGCTCAACAGCGTGGCGTTTGCGGGAACGCTTAGTGCGGATGTTTCGGTGTCTTCGACCGCTGTTGCGCGCGCGACAAGTGGGAGCGTAGGCATCTCATGATCAAAAAGAACCTACCCATCGACACCTACGCGCTGGACGACGGCGACGACCTTGGCGATCTAGTCGCATCGATCCAGTCCGCAGTGGATGATGCTGAAAGCCAAACGACCGACTTCTTGGACGATCTTGGCGTCAACACCGCAGACGGCGAAGGATTGGACTGGACAGGAGAAAACTATCTGATCCCTCGGCCTCCAGGCATGGCAGACGAAAAGTTTGCAGCGGTGATCGCGGTGGTTGCGGGAGGTCGGCGTGGAACAGTAGCGATTATCAAGGCTCTATTGGAAGCCGCCACGGGGCTGACATGGACGGTAAAAGATCGCCAACTTGATCTCGACGAATCTCTCGGCCTCAATATCCCGTTGTTTGAGATCTGGGCAAAGGCTTCGGGTTCAACAGGGCAACCGTATGGATTGGCGTACGCAAGTTACACGACACATGTGGACGGAAGCCCTGAAGAGTCGGGCGTTGCTGGCCCGATCTTGAACGATGTCGGCTTGGCAGGGGGTCGATACAACGATCACGCATGGGGCGCAATCGATGGCTGGACTCAAACTCTACTTGACCGCGTTCGCCCAAACAGTACGCGGGTGGTTTTCAAGGATTTTTAAGATGGCCGATACATCGACGATACCAAAGCGATTCAATCACAACAGTCTTCAGCGCATCGAGGCGGCAGATCTGAACACGGTCGCGACCACTTCGCAGGATTATGCAGCGGAGTTGGTCGCTGCGCTGTTCTCAAACGAAGGCGGCGTGATCGACGGGTTCAACGTCACCTACTCAGGGTCGGGTCGCGTGCTGAACCTGGCGCGTGGCGCGGCGATCTGGAAGGGTAACCTCGTCAAAGACACCCAAGCCTCGGTCAAGCAAGTCACGTTGAGCGAAAACGCATCGAGCGATTCGCGGATCGACGTGCTCTATATCGCGGGGACATCCGAGTCTGACAGCGACTCGGCAAGTAAGGTCTCGCTTTCCTCGTATTCTCGCACGCCGCTGGGTTCTCCGTTCGCGGTAGGAACGGGCGATAGCTCAACAAAAGCATGGGACTTGGGACACGCAGGCGTCGATCCGCGCACGCTCAAAGTGAAGCTGGGGGCAGATCGCGTAGGCGGATGGAATTACTCTCAAGGGACGGGCGGCAGCGGCAAGGATCAAATCATCTTCGGAGACGCACCAGGAGCGGTCGCTATCACCGCAGAGTATACCTACGAGTCGGGTGGTTCGGAGAGTTCGGGTAGCGTGTATACACGCAAATCGATCATCCCCGACATTCGCGTCGCCGTAGGCACACCCGACCCAAGCCCTGCCGTACCGAGCACGCCCGACCCCAACAGCGATATTGTGTTGGCGCATATCACCGTGCCCGGAAGTTACTCGACTGGCGCACCAACGACCATCGACAACACGGTCAAAAAGTTCCTCCTGCATCCCGACATCAACGTCGATCCCGCCCCCTTTCTCAGCGCGGCCCCACCCAATATCAACGCCCCCAGATCGGGCCGACTCGGAACGCTACTTCGCGGCTTCGATCAGGTCATCACGGGCGGGCGGTTGAAATACAACGACACGGACGAGATCGCCGTAACGCCGCTATGGGCAACGCTTGGCGGTCAGGCTGTCCATTTTGGCACGTCGGAAGTCACGCTTACGCTCCAATCCTCGAACAACGCAAACCCCGGATACGTCGATGTAACGGGATGGTGGTATGCCTATTTGACACAGGCCGTTGATTCGCGTCCAGGTTCGTCGCCTGCGCTTTTCGTGTCGCAGTCGCCGCCCAACTCGCGACGGCGGGAATCGGGCACCAACAGCGGGTTGTATGTGGGCGCGATCTACTTGAGCGCCTATACCCCCTCTGTGGTAATCCAACCTTTCTACACCCACGGAGACTGGGTGTACTGGGAAGATCCCGACGCGATCACCATCGACAACGGCACCAACAACATCAACGTCAGCGCATGGTGTCCTCCGACGGGCCGACTTCTCGATACGCGGGTTGCTGTCGACTACACCCCTGAAGCCGAGGGGGATACATGCTACGCGATCATGAAGTCGCACAAGTCCGCCACGGCAAAAGAATGGCCACAATACACCGTTGCCATCGAACCCATCGCGGGGGGAGGCAATGTGTTGGGCTACGGAAATGGGCATCTGCGCGCAGAGGATGACAGCGGAACGCGGTACGTCCATGCGACGCGCTCAAACTCCGCATGGACGGTAGAGAGCGCGACGCTCTATGTCATGGGCTACCTCGACGATCACCGAACGATGGACAGCACCGCGCTGTCATCTTCTTCCCCAACCTTCTATTGATAGGACAACACGATGGCAGCGCAAACTTTGTCGGTAGGCTCAAACAAGTGGACTGCGACGTCCGCGGACGCGATTGATCTGGAGCTTCGGCCTCGCGTTCCGTGCGAGGTGGATATCGCGATCACAAAACCCGCAAGCTCCGTCGTCACGGTCAAGAAGAAGTATGCCGACGGATCAGTTCAAGATCAGATCGTCAGCGCCGATGCGACTACTGGAACAACCGTCGAGATCACGGCGATTCGACTCTATCCGGGCGACGAGCTGCAGGTGGACATCGACACCACGAGCGGCGACAAGATCGTTTCGGCGCAGGCACGGAGATTGACATGACCAGACCAACAGTTCGGATAGGCGGGGAAGTGCAAGGCGGGGGTGGTGGCGGAGGCGGAACGTGCGAACCCGCAACCGCGTGGAGCGCAGACTGGACACCGATCTATGACCGAGATTTTACCGCACTTGCAGACGCCGATATTTTGCCCGGCGGCGACGGCAACATCACGCTGGACGGGAAAACAGTGTATGCGCGGAATGTTTCTCGGATGGCGAGCCTCGACGTGGGGCCGATAGCGGGCGGAATAAAGCTCGGACTCGGGGCAGTGTCCGAAGCCTCAGACTATTACGGCAGTACCCTAAACGGCCCTGCGCTAGAGTGGGGCATCGCGCAGTTTTTCACAGGCACGGATTTTGAGGGGCGAAATGACGTTGAGATGCGCTTTCTCTGGAAGGTGGCGCGCACGGGGACGCCCAACAGCGCGGTGTTTGAACACTTGACGCTTGGGATGCGAACGTCAAGCCACGACGGAAACAAGCGAATTCAGATCCTTCAAGGAGGGACGCCGGGAAACACTGACGCCCGCCAGGTCTATACGGAGACTTCGGGGAGTCTGTCTTACGGCGAGCTCGTGAAAGACGATGCCGATCTTGCCTATACTCCGAATGTTTTGGCGGCAGAGTTTTTGGAAAACTATCTGAAAATGTCCTATTCCTCTTCCGCGTCTGCGGACATTGCCGACACTCTGATCGTGCAATACGCGACAGACCGGACGGCAGCGACGCAAAAACTGGTAAAACAGGCTGGAGCATCGGCGGAGGGGTTGCTGTTTTTCGCGCACGGGAAAAGCGGGGGCGTTGCGGGGATTACAGCGATCACCCTAGCGCACCTTCGCGTTGAGGCGCGATTTTCTCCCCGTGGCCTCGGAGCTTTTGTACCATGATCACGAGATGGCAAGAGATTTGGAAGTCGGCCCCAAAAACCACCTACTCTACGCAGGGTCGGGGCGTTCCGTCTTCCGTCATGTGGCGAAACCGCGAACTTTGGCGGGCTGATGGGACGGTTCACTGTTCGGGTGCGGTGTGGTGGGCGCTCGTTGAACTGCTCCGACGGTTCACCGACCTCGAAGAGGAAGAGTCGATGACGCCCGCAGTGATCGAGGCGTTGCGCCTCGCGGCATGGGAAGATCTCGACCCCGAAAAGCGCGGCGATCTGCCGATTCTTTTGGGCGAGTTGGGGCTTGCTGACTACTCCCAAGAACCCCCGCAGATCGGGGACATTTGTCAGATCTGGCGCGAAGATGGGACGGGTCACCTGATCGTCTGCGCGGGATACGAAGAGGGCCGACTACTCGAATGGTCGGCATCCAAACACAACGCGAACGGTACGGGCACGCGGCACTTTTGGGGCGCTCCGAGCGAGTATCACACGGCGCGAATCAAAGAAGGCTTTTTCAAGTAACAGAAGGGATCCAATCATGCCAAGTCCAATCATGAAGTATTTCGCCTACAAACATCTCCCCGAATATCTCCAAAAGGTGTCCGCTCCTATCGGTGAACTGGCCGAGAAAATGGACGCCGAACTGACCGACTGCGCGGAGAAGTCGGCGGGTTTGCGAAAATTATTGGAGGCCAAAGATTGCCTTGTCCGCGCAGCCCTTGAACCGCAGAAAGAATGTGCATGAACAACCTACTCAAAGACGCCCTCAGTGACGAGAAGGGATACCAAAGCTCCGCTCGGTGGGGTGCTTTGGGTTTCTTTGTTCTTGTCGTGTTCGTTCTGTTTGTGTGGCTACTTGCCTCGCTGTTCGGCGCAAAGGCCGTAGCTGCCGACGCGATCAAAGTCCTGTCCACTTTGGCGACAACCTGCGCGGCGATCTTGGGCGCGGGGCAGGTGAAAAGCGCGGTCGTTGGGGTCGTTTCGCCACAGACTGAGGCAACCCCAGTCCAACCCACCGACAAGGCGAAAGTCAGCCTCAACACCGCAAAGGCGGCGATGTTGATGGCGAAGGTGCAAGCGGCTCCGACGTTTGCGGAGCCATCGGGAAAACTGAAACCGCCAAGCATGGGAGGTGAAGGATGAGCATCGTGCTGAAGCTCCGCGATCTGTGGGCATCTTGCGCATGGTGGCAGAAAGTTTTGTTCGCGATCTGCCTGCCCGTGATCTTTTTGGTCTTGTGGGTGGGCCTTCGGCGAGGCTCAGTTTTTCCCGAACCCTCCGAGCGAACCGCCGAAGACACGGCGAAAGCCGAACAACTCCGACAGGCGAAAGAGTCGGAGGCTCTAGCCGAAACGCAGCGCCGACTTCGCGAAGTCGCAAAGGACGCGATGAAGCGAAGGCAAGAGATTGAAACAGCCCGAACACCCGAAGAGATGAAGCGGATGCTCGACGAGGAGTTGCGCCGATGAAGCTTCATCGCGCTGCTGTTTTTTGGTGGCTACTTGCGTTCACAGTTGGCGGGTTGTTCGCGCTATCCTGCCCATCCTGTGGGGTTCATGCGACGAAGCCCGAACCGACGATCACGCTACCGAGATCGGAGTGGTCGCGGGTGATGAGTGTCCTTGTCACCCGACGCGAAGAGCGCGATCTTGCACGGGCCGAGCGCGATGAAGCCCGATCTCTCGTTCGGATCGAGCGAAACAGTTGCGCGTCAAAGTTGGTCGCCAAGGATCTGGAGATCGCGACGGTGCGGAAAAGTTGTCGGCCCCCAACCTGCGACGGCTGGAAAATCTCGACGGGCGTTGCGCTCGGATTGGTGGGGGTTTGCGCGGTGACGCTGACGGTGCGCGAGGTGGCGAGATGATCAACATGGAGGTTGAGGAGATGGCGAGATGATCAACATGGAGGTTGAGGAGATGGCGAAGATGCGGAACCGCCCACAGGACGGGGCGTATAGCGCGGAGAAAGATTTTTCAACAGGCGATCTCGATGTGGTCAGGGGACTGCGTTACAATATGTCCGTTCTGAAATGGCTGATTCCCGTGGTGGTGACGGTCGTTTTGGGGCTGGGTGGACTTTTTGCGTGGCTCGCAAAGCGCGCACTTGTCGCAGAAATCCGCGATCTCGTCGCGCCAGTCGAGCGAAAAATCGACCGCCTAGAAGTTCGTGTCGAGGGGATCGAGAAGCGCATGGACAGGGTAGAAGAAAAAAAGCGTTGACAGCCCCACCCTGATCTGCTAGAACAAAACTCGCTGGTTTTTGCGTGTTTTGCTCCGCACTGTCCGTCCTCGACCCCCGCTCTTTAGCCCTCAAGCCGTCAGGTTTGGGGGCTTTTTTTATGCTGCGAACAAAGCCTCTTCCGCTCGCTTCGCTTCAATCTGAACGACTAGAGCAATGGGAGGGTTGAGCTTGCGGAGCAAAAGATCGCGGCACGAGATCAGATGTTCGGTGAGGTCATCCACGCATGGAAATCCGCTGGGTAGTCGGCCCCCGAACATGCCCCACCACGACGGGCAGGGCAGCGCGTGATAATCCTCGTAAATGAGGCGCCCCTCCCATAGTTCGACATAGTCGCTCCATCTCAAAATGAGCACCATCCGACGCTCGTCGCCATCGTCGAACCGCTCCCGCACGGCGTAGAAGTTCCATGGTTTGATTCTCATGCGCTCACCACCCAAAGGCGCGGTCGGATCGACTCATCCCACGGCCCTACGATATCAAGTGGATGACCGAAAGATTTGCCGAGATATCGGCCTTCTTCGCTGTAGTGTTCGATGACAGCGTATCCATCCCAAAAAATGCGGAACGCAAGCCATTCCCCCACGTCCTCTGATTCAACCCGCTGTGCTTTTCGACCCCATCGCGTCGCGTAAAACTGGCCATCTTCAAACGCCACGACCGCTCCTCCCCTTCCTCGATCCAATCGATCTGCAACCGCTTCGTCAACGCTTCGATCTGTTCGCGTTGACGATCGATCTTGCGCTCCAACCGCTCGGCAGCTTCGGCCCATGCGACCAGTTCGGAGTGCGTGGGGTGACCGTCTACTTTGGCACGGATCTTTTTTGACAACTTCCCTTTCATCGCTTTGCCTCCCAAGTCCCCCGATCCGTTTGGCGCGGATGGGGTGTCGTTGTCCACTCGGCGCGGCGGATCTTGCGCTCCGCATCCGTCCACTCGACGAGGATCGAGTCTGCCCCAGTGTGGCGGATCACCTTGACCTTCGCGTCGCCGTTCTCCAAAACCGCCCCGACTGGCGGGAGCTTTGGCGTCAGCCGCCAACTGCATCCGTCAAAAGTTTCGAGATCATCCTCCGCCGGTCGCTTCGGCTTGCGTGCATTTTGCAGCGCCAACGCGAGCAAAATGCGAAGGGCGACGGCTTTCTTTCGCGGCCCCAAGATCGCTTTCACCGCCCACTTCTCGCGGAACATTCGTTCGCTCGCAGCGAACTCTGTGATCTTTGTTGACCAAGATCGGGGGCAATTTGCATAGAGTCGCTTGGGATTGGTCATCGTTCCTCCAGCCCAAGGATCAATAGTCGACGGATGGCGACAGCGAGCGAGGCTCTGTGTGGCCCCTTGGTGGCGCGCTTTGCCTCTTGCGCCATTTCGACGACATCTTTGCTGATCCAGCATTGAATCGCCTGAACGCTTCCAGGGCTTGAGCTTTTAGGGAGCGGCGCGCCATCTTGCCAGCGCATCCATCCTTCCGAGATTGCATCTTCGATCAAACCGTTTCGAATTTGCCCGTCTGGACTGGCTGCGCGGAGGTCGCGAAGTAGCGAAGAGGACAAGGCAAACGCGACTTTTTTACATTCCATGACCTGCTTCTTTCGCGTGGGGTCAGGCGCGATGGTCACGTAGATCATCCGCGACCCCCAATGTATCCGCCCTTGCGGAGCGTCCAGTAGAGAAGTCGGCGGAGGGCGGCCCCCGTTGCGCGGCCTCCAAGAAACTTTGCAAAGTCCGCTACCATGTCGGCGACATCGCGGCTCAGCAGCAGCGCGATCTGGCTCTCCCCAATGCCTGGATCTTCCGCGATCTGCTCGCCTTCCACCCACGACAGATACGCCTCGGGAATCACCGAGTCCGCCCACTGGTGGCGGTTCCAGCCCTCGTCTTGCGCGGCGCTCGAACAGGCTTTCGCGAACTCGGCGGAACAAGCGGCGGTCACGGAAACGGGGCCGCTTTTTTGGGCGCGATTTGGGGCGGCGCTGGACTCCGTTTTGCTTTGTTTGGCGGCGGCCTCTTTGGGTGCTGAAGCCTCGGATGCTGTAGGTTTGGCGGTTGGGCTGCTTTGGCTTGGAGCAGGGTCGGGTTGTTTATTTGGAGCGGGGGAGGAGGGTGCAACCTCCAGCATCGTGATGAACTTTTTCCCCGCTTCCGCCCCGATGCGAAACAGGAACGAACGACCCGAAACCTCCACAACCTGTGGGAGTCCAGCCTGTTCGAGCGCCGCGAAAACTTCGGCGCGATGGGATTTTTCGACAGCCTCGGCTTCTTGTCGGGCGACGCGGGCGAGGATGTAGGATTGCAGTGCATTCATGTGAATAGTGCCATCTCCGCCTCGTTTTGGCGGCGTTTGTGGTTGTCGGGATGGGGGTGAAGGATGGGCCTGGCGCGGTCGTTGAAAAAAAGGAAGCCGAACCCGTCGGGGTTTTCGACGCGAACGCGGCCCCCGAAATTGACGGTCGGGACTCGACGAGCGAGCCAGTAGGTGCGGCCGAGGTCGGTGTATTCGGCGACATGGAAGCCATCGAGATGTGCGCCGCGACAGTCAAGCGAGCGCCAAACGTAGAGAAATTGTCCATGCTCGTTTTCGTACAGGCCGATCATGTGAGTCTCCCCTTCATGTGATCTTTGACCTGCTCAAGCCCACCCTCTAGCCCGTTCTTCACCAAAAACCCCCAACGGTGGCGAAGCTCGTCGAGGCTGCGGGCCGCGATCAAAGTTTCAAGGCAGTCGAGGTCGGACTCCGAGGCGGTCTTGAACGACCAACTTTCGGGGAGCATCGCCTTGAGTTGATCGTGATCAAGTCCGACTTCGCGGAGCCGCGCATGAATGCGCTTGATTTGCGTTGCGCGGGGATTGAGAGCGCGGATCTCCGAGGATGGGGGGAGGGGCATCTCCTCATCGTCATCGAGGACGGGAACATATTCGGGTTCGATCTTTTCGGCGGCGATCCGCATAACCTCCCGACCCGACGGTGTTTCGGCGAGCGCTGCAAGTTCGCGGCGGAACTGCTGAACCTCGCTGACGGGTTCGGCCTCGACAGGCTCCACGGGTGCGGGCGATTCGGGGATGTCATCTTCGATCTCGCCCATCTCGTCGGGCGTATAAACGCCGAGCGCAACCTCGGGCGCAAACCACCGCGCAGCGCGAGAGATCGCACGGGCAAAGAGCATGTCGCGGCGATGCTTCGACCAGTTCGGACGACTGAGGAGACCCGCCGACTTTGCCTCGCCGAGCGTGAACCCACACTCCCCCAGCGACTCCCCGCCCATGCGGATCTCCAACTTGCACTCCTCTTCCGTGTGGGCGATGATCTTCCACGAATATCCGCTGCGTTTCATCAACGCGGCGAGCATGGCGGCTGAAAGGGTCGGACGGCCTTCAACGACGTGGATCGCTGACAACCCGAGAAGCGGGCTGATCCCAAGCTCCATCGCAACCTGAGCCTTGACCGCAGCGACAGCCACGGTCTTGAGGTCTTTGAACATGCCCGACTTGACGGCCATGTCCGCGAACCGTCCGAGATCGGTGATGGTGTTGATCTGTGCGCCTTGGTTGGCGCGAACGATGTTTGACATTGTACCTCCGAAATGTAAAAAAGCGCGGACATCGAACGACACCCGCGCAAGGATTGGGGGTGGGTGATTTTTTACCGACGTGTATCTGCTTCGGGGATCTCCGCCCCAAAGAACATCGAGGGATACGGGTCAAAAGATTCGCATCGAGGCATGTTTGGATGGTGGAGGGCGTCGTCTTTTTCGCACACAAAATGCCCGTTCATGCGCCCCAAGCGCACGCAGTTTTTGCAGGTCTGCGACGAATCGATGATGTTTGCAGGCTTCGGGGGGATCGCCACAGACACGCGGTTGCGGCGGCTAATCTCGTTCAACAGCGCGCTTTTTGCTGCGCGAGTGGCGTCGATTTCGCGCTGGAGGCGGACGGTTTCGCGGTTCGAGGCGTCAAGCCAAGCCGCGAGGGTGGCGCTAGAAACGGTTTCGAGGAACGTGATGTCAACCTGTTTCATTGTAAGAACCTTTCTCGAAAAGCCCCACCATCGGGGCAAGATGCGCGAGGGAGTCGAACCCACAGAGGCCACCCGAACCGCCGATCCGAAAGGTTGAAAACTTCTCGATAGTTCGGGCTGATGGCCTCGCCACATGGCGCATCGAAGGCCGCACAAGGGCGGCAGGGACGGGGGGAAAGAATCACTCAGGGGCGTGTTCTGCCATCTTCACCAGCGCGGCGAAGTGGCGGCGCAACAGATCCCATCGCGGAAGGATGAGACGGCGACGATTTAGGTAAAAATCGTGCCAGCTTTTCAGAACCCATCGCTCCTTTTTGGTGGGGTGGGGTTCAAGCCCCATGTGGGCGAACGGGAAAGGGAAGGCATGGGACAGCGCATTGATTGTTTTTTTCCAGTCGTCGGGGGCGTTGGTGTTGAACCCAACGATGTCCCAGTCTGCCTCGTTGCCTTCCACCTCCGAGGTGTAGAGCAAGAAAGCAAGCAGTTGCTTTGGGCTGAGATCTCCAAGCCATTCTGTCCACCCGTCGTCATTAGGACTGTCGCCCTCTTCGCGGCGAGGGAGCATCGGAAGGTTCGCAGGATACAACCCGTCTCCATCGATGGCGCGGGAGTAAATGTCTGGAGATCTCCACCACATATTCGACCATCCTGCCCACATGCCCGCAACGCGACGGCAAATCTCGGCGTGAGCCTCGACTACATCCGTGCCAGAATCCAAGCGAGGATAAGAATTACGGAAATTCGCCGCCATCCAATGGCCGATCTGCCCGCGAACATGTTCGCGCCAAGTTTCCGCAAACGCCGCGTCTTCCTCATTTTTTTTTTGCGCTGCGACCTCTTCTTCCGTGGGTTCGGGAGCGATCTCTGCGATGGGTTCGGGGGTCGGTTCGGATGCGATCTCGTCCTCGTCCTCTTTCGATTCATCGACCCAGTGGGCGGGCCACTCGGGATAGAACCCGAGCGAGATGCGGTGGTGTTTCTCGAAATGCTCGTTCGCCCAGTCCTGCAATTCCTGCCCCGTGGGGTCGAGGAGCATTTTTTTCATATCGGAAGCGTGTGGCTCGGTCGAGAGCCAGTTCATCCATGCGGCAAAGCGTTCGACGATCTGCTCGGCTTCTTCCTCGGTCGGAACGGGGGCAGACATCCCATTCCAGAGGGTGTCAAGAACTTCGCTGGTTACATACTGAGCGTCGGAGCCGGGCAAATCGCCGAACGTGGCGGGTTCGGCTTCAAAGGTGGCGCGGCTTTTGTGGGCGGGGTGTGTGCTGACGTATCCATTCGTTACATGAAGGATCGCTCCAGAGGGATGCGCGAAAAGGCGCGTATCTACTCCGCCACCATCGCCGAAGACGACCTCCTCTTCGTACTGGTGCTGCTTGGCGTATAGCAGCCCTTCGCCACGATTGAATTTGCGAACGATGCGCGAGATCTCGTTCATGCTCTTTTCGTCCGCAACGAACGATATCTCGCCGCAATCATCCCATGCGAGAAGGCTGCGCGGTTTCGAGGAGCGGTCTGCGGTGCGGGCGACATGGCGGAGGATTGCGCCAACATCGGCGCGATGGGCGCGGGACGCAGCGGGGACGCGGTAGAGGGGCGCGGTGTAGTGGATGACATGGCTGCCGTTTGTGAGCGTTTCGACGGCCCATCGGGGTTCGGAGGGGCACTGGGACTGAGCGAAGATTTTGGAACCGCTGCGGGGGGTGTAGAGAAACAGTTTGCCGTACATATTTGCAACCTTTCATGTTGTGCGCCAACGTCGGCGCGGTGAAAAAAGGAAGAGGCAGGAGTCGAACCCGCAGAGAGGGAGCACTGTTGGCGGGAGCGAAAACGCAGAAAACGAACCCACCGACAATACCTGATCCTCTCATCCTTTACTCTTCCGCAAGCCCGCCGACCAAGGCGGGCAGACATGGAGGGAGGTGAACTATGCAGCTAGTCGCTGATAGTCTCCGTTCCACACCATCAGGTTGATCTGCTCGCGCATGGCCTCCTTGATTTCGGCGTCAACCGCATAGATGTATTTGGTTTCAACGCACTCGATCAGAACATCGCGAACGCGCTTTTTTTGCGCGTCAGACTGGAAGAGGTGGCTGTTTTCGCTCAGAACCTTATCGATCTTCTTTGTTGCATACATGCTCTTCAACCTTTCGTGTTGTGCGCCAACATCGGCGCGGTTGTTCGCGGTAACCTTTTGCAGAAAAAAGCCCGCGAAGGCCGTAGGTTTGGGGAATTTGACAGGGCTTACCACATGCGCGATTTGATGTAGTCCGTCACGTCCGTGACGGACCAATCATCGGGGATCTCTTCAATCTCAAAGTGAGAGCACACGTCAACATCCACATCGTGTGCATCTCCGATCAGGAGGTCATCCTCCCCATCTGCCGCGCTATCAAGGCGGCAGATGCGCTCCCCATCAATGAGTGCCTTCAGGATCTCTTTGAGTTCGTGACTTTTGGAGTGCCACCCTGCCTCGTTCAAAACGTCTTTCAGCATCGCCAGATCATCCATCTCCTCTTCGTCCTCTTCGTCCTCTTCGTCCTCTTCGTTCATCGAAAGAGACACGTCTTTGTAAACCGAAAGAAGGTATCCATACTCAACTTCGATCTCTCCCTCGTAAGGGAGAATCGAAGTCAAAATACGCGAAAAAAACTTATCTTCTTTCTCGCGACTCCAGAGATCCTTCCCTTTCGGGAAGCCAAGATCTTGCGGATGAAGGCCGATCACCTCCAAAAATTTTTCGATCTCGGATTGGCTTGCTTTTGCGTTCAGCAAGAATTTGAATTTTTTGGATTCAAAATGCGGATTTTCCGCATTTTCAATGACCTGATCCATCGTCAAGATATTGCTCATGTTTTTTCAACCTTTCATGTTTGCGCCTACTGTGGCGCGGGTGTCGCGGAAACTTCTTCCAAAAAGAGGCCCGCGAAAGGCCGTGGTTGGGGGGGGGTGGGGGAGGAGGATGCGGCTTATTCGTACTCGATCACGTACGTTTGGCGCTCGCCGTCGGTGAACAGAACCTCCCACACCTCTCCGTCCTCAAAGGGATTTTGGACGGTGACCTCTTGGATCATTCCGATCTCCGCCGTGATCGAGGCGGAGATCGCCTGTGAAACGTCCTCTTGGTTATACTCCAACAGTTCCTGCTCCCCCGATGGGTCGGGTTGAAGTTGGAGGGGACAGAGTGCGACGCGGGTTCCTTGGCGGTAGATGGACACTTCGATTTCTTGGAGTTGGCTCATTGTTTTCAACCTTTTTCTTTTCGGCGGGGCTTCATTGCGCCGCCCATGTTTGTAGTTATACAGCAGGTTTTTGGGATTGCAAGAACTTTCTGCAAAAAGTTGCAACGCCTCGTTTTTGTTGAAGAAACATCGATGCGCGAAAGAAACTTATTGCAACGTTGCGCGCCTCAGCTATAAATAGAGACGAAAGGAGGGCCACGAATATGACGCTGAGAGAGTGGCTGGAGTCGAGATCGATCTCGCGATCTGATCTGATCGCTACCTTGCGCGTGAGCGCGAGGTCGGTCGACGGCTGGCTAAAAAGAGAGACATCGCCCCGGCTTGAGGAGGCGATCAAAATACACGAGATCACCGAGGGGGCGGTCGGATACGCCGAGATGACCGCTGTCCCGCGAAAGCTGCGACGAGGGTTGTCCTCGGAACAGGCCGCAGAATAGGTGGATGGACACCTATTCGCGTGCTGACACACCCCGCTCGCCCCGCAAGGGCGGGCTTTTCTGACGGTAGGGATACGGGATGGGCCTCACGAACCCATCCTCTCGGTTCGACTCCGAGCGGCGGGCTGTGCTAAAAACATCAACGCCCCAAGTGGGCAAAAGGAGGACGCCTCGTGACAACAGATCAGAGTAACTACGAACAAGCCTTGCGGGAGGTGCTGCCCCCAAACCTCACCCTGACGGGCAGTTGGGTGGGGTGGAAGTTGGAGCAGCGGCTCGACAAGAAGCTCGGCGAGTTTAAGACGACAAAGGTTCCGAAAAATGCGGCCAGTCCGCGCCAAAACGCGATGTCGAACGACCCCA